CTTCTCCTTTTTCTTCTTTTAACGTTGATCTTTTAAGACCTTCACGCAGCATTGGAGTATCAATAGCTCCAGGAGCTACAGCATTTACACGAATGCCATATTTCCCTAATTCTATAGCCAAACTTCGTGTTAAACCGGATAAACCGGCTTTCGAAATGGCATAAGAAGAAATTGTGGCGGATGTCTGAAGTGAATGAATTGACGAAACATTTACTATACATCCTTTAGCTTCTTTTATAAGAGGTAACAAAGATTGTATCAAGAAAAATGGACTCCTTAAATTACAATCCATGAGTGTATCCCATGCATCGGATGTAATGTCTTCGAAGTACATACATTCTTGCATAGCGGCTACATTAATTAAAGCATCTAACCTAGTCTGCTTTTTCGATATCTCGTTAAACAATTGAGTTGGCGTATTCTCTAAGCATAAATCAGCTTTTATAAACATATCATAAGGTTTATCAGTCATATCTAACCTTTCTACACAATCAGTACCATAAACATAATAACCCTCTTTTTTGAATAATTTTGCTGTAGCACTACCAATACCACCTGAAACACCCGTAATTAATACTACTTTTTGACTTTCATTTTGACTTTCTTTTTGACTTTCTTTTTGACTTTCTTTGTGGCTTTCTTTTAGACTTTCTTTTGGATTTTTTTTTGCTTTTGAACTGACTGTTTGATTTGGATCCCCATTGGAACACGAAACGGAGGATGTACTGGAACTACGGGAAATTAAACAGCGTCTTTCTAAATATGCTTCGGCTAGCTGAAAGTCGGCTAACCAATCGATATCTACGAGTTCTTCTCTATCATGCATTGGGAATAAATATGGTTTCTCTCCTAATCTATTCTTTTTGCTGTAAAACGATTGTTGTGTAAAAAGATAAATACAGCTATTATCTTCGTAGATGGGTGCTAGATCTTGTGTTTGAATAAGGTTATTGGGATCATGATTTATTGGTTTTTTGTTATCATCATAAAATCTTGTTCTCCATGTACTTACAGAGAATAATGAATCATGAGTGTTATTGTTTAATACTTCCTTATATTTATTGATAGCATCTGATATCGTTGAACCTTTTAGAAAAGGATTTGTAACATGTGTCTGAAAAATAATGCAATGTTTTAAATCAACTTTGATTCCACTTTTGATTCCACTTTTGCCAGTTTTGAGTCCACTTTTGCCACTTGTGCTTTCCTCTAAGGACCTATTAAAAAAGGCATCTATAAGTATATTCATAGAGATTACATGATCCGTAAGACTTGGATCTCTATCCAGCAAAAACAGCTTGCTTCCTAAATAGTCCTTGAAATATGTCTCACATCCCTGAATGACAATAGGACTATTGGTATCAATAAACACAATCGATATTTCCTCTACATTTAATAAAGTACTAATTATGTAATGATAGAGAGGCTTATCTCTTAACATTCTATAATTCTTTCCTGGTAATCTCTGTGATTCATGTCTTATTGGTACGAATGCAATTACTGGTCTGTCTTGTATATTTCCTCCTGTCGTAGAGGATTCACATAAAGTTCCAATATTCATATAAGCTAATAATAGAAAAGATAAGATTAAGTTCAGAAATAATGCAGTGTAGTAATATATAATATAAAAGTACTAACGATGGAGAGTTCTGTTGAAAATTCTTTATATCTAAAAAAACAAAACAAAAGCATAGACATAAACAAAGACGAAAAAATAGACGTAAACAAAGACGAAAAAATAGACGTAAACAAAGAGGTAAATAAAGACGGATTTCTTGAAAGTCCAGAGGGTTGGAAACAGATTGATTATCAGTTACTTAAAACTTTGATTGATTCATCACATTCTGAAGATTTTCATGAAATCTTAAGGAATTTTAATCATGAGGTTATCCTAGTATTAGCAGGAGGTCTGAACGAATTTAAACAGAACCATCTTTGGGTAATCCGTAGATTAGATCTTGCATTAGCTTTATATAAACAAAAGAAAAGAAGGATTATATGTCTTGGAGGGGGAACCTATCATAAACCACCTTATCTTAATCATATGGGTTATGTCATTCATGAAAGTACAGTCTGTGCTGAATACCTAATAGAAAGAGGAGTTGAACCTAGTGACTTAATGAGAGAATGGAGTAGTTATGATACTATTGCAAATGCTTTCTTTTCATTAACTAATTTTATTATTCCTATGAATTTGGCTACAAATGGAACTAAAATATTAGTCATTACTTCAGACTTTCATATGCCTAGAACCAAGGCTATATTTACCTGGATCTATAACTTAGGTTTGGGGGATCAGTTTAGTTCATTGGATGTCTTGGATTTTCTATCAGTATCATCAGAAGATCTAGAGGATTCAATCATCGAGTCAAGGAAAACACGTGAAGCAGAAAGTCTCAAAAATCTTGGACCTACGATAAATAGGATTAAGACCATGCAGGAATTTACTAATTGGTTCTTTTTAGAACATAAAGCATATAACTGCGACTTCACTCTTAATGATAGGTGTCAGGATGTGAAAGTACTCAGTACTTATTAATATTTAGAGGATTTTAATCGTCAAATAACAAGAGATTTCCCAAAGTCACTAAGTAAGTTCTTGAAATATTAGCATTAAATGCACCACAATGTTGTTACGGCCGTGTGTTTATATAGATGGCTATCGAAGCAGTGTGCGACGTTATCGTTTTCGATACCTTCTTCGTTACATGGTTGTGTAGTAACGAAACACACTTTTGAAGCTCGAATCTCATCCTGAGCTATCTTAATTACTTCACTGAGATCTGGTTTAAAGAATAAGGCATATCCAGCGTCATGATAACCATAGCACTTCACAATATTAAAATTGTCGCGGTTACTAAGGAAGAGTTGATCATATTCATCAGAGGGAATCTCTTTTTTTTGTTTAACCAGAGATAGGCAACATTTGATAACTTGTCTAATGTGGGTTTCTGTAAAAGTTGAACCCCGTTAGTGGGCCTCAGCTTCTCAAATAATTCTGGGTAATCTACTGGTAGCTCCTGGTCACTTGGATTTATGAATGTTTTCTCCATTAAATGTCCTACGTTCGTGCTTTCCTTATGCGTGATGCTGTCGTACTAATATCAATTTTTATCTCAAGAGTGCTAAGTGTATTATAGTTTGTTAGTATAAATTCTTTGCATCACATACTGAGCCACCTTATGACCCATTATGATGCCTTCTGTCTTATCGAAGTTAAAATGGATACCTAAATTTATACGGGATTGACCATTTTCCTCTTCTGCTTGTGATAAAGACATAAATGATCTTGGCTTCAATGGTCTAACATGCCCCTGATTATCCCTTGTCTTCCCATCATATTCATCTGATACAAATGTAAAAGGTATATCATTCTTTTTAAATAATGTACGTAAGGTTTCTCCTAAAATAGCCCCGAAAACGGCATGCCCTGAAACGTAGGCACTAAAGGGTGGTGTCCCATTAGGACCCAACAAATTGGATGAAGGAGCTCCTAAAGGAGTAAAGTTCGCATCGGCTGTTATATCGACATTAATCTGATCAGGTTTTAATAATGGGTCTTTGGCTCTTCTAATTGCTGTGACGGGTCTCCAGAAGTTATAATGATATTTGGTATCCCATCCGGCAATAGCTCCGTCTGCCATTCCAACATTCAGAAGTACCAGCATTCGAGCATATTCAATGGGTGGAAGCTGCATTTGGATTCCGAGTTGCATAGCAATCTGATTATAGAGCCTAATTGGAGCACACAAAGAAGGTGTAGCATCGTAAGCCCAATATATACCTATTTCAGTTGCGTCTTCGCTACGAACGGTAGGTGTAACTAAGCCATCACCACCAATTGACTTAACCTCGTTAAAAGCTAAAGCATATTCCTTAGATCCTAGACTTGGTGGCGGAGGAGCTCGAAATATTGACCCAGATTCTAGAACGAAAGGTCTAACAGAGGGCCAGAGTGAGCCAAGAGCGATAGGTACTTTAGAAATAGGATCAATATTCCAAGTTCCTGGCATGTTTGTTACATGATACTCGTCGATGCCTGGTCCTACCTTCTGTTCTTTATGATCTGATCCATCGTTTTTTCTATTATCAATGACTATCTTCGCCACTTGTCTACCTATGTCAGCTCCTCTAGATCTTGGTGGTCCAGCTTCTATCAAATCCAATGCATCTTTCAAACGTTTATCACAATCAACTTTCTGTGCAGGGAATAAATAAACTAAGGTATCATGTAATGCCTGTGCAATTGCAGCTTCCTTACTGATAGCAACGTTTATCTTCTTAGCAGTCAATGGTACGATTCCATATAAACTACGGTATGTGCCCGTAATAGCAGTGATCGTTTCGAATATTGCAAGCTGTACAATAGCACAAGCTCTAGATGCACGGCATGGTCCTAGTTGCTCCTTAGCAGTTTTGTGATCATAACCACTTGCATTGATAGCTTCGGTATTACAATGCTTACACATCAAGAAGAGCGAAAGATCTTCTCCAGTTAGATACAAAAATGGACATGTGTTAGGACCAGCGAGTGAATTAATGTATTTGACTTTTATACAGCGTATATCTGGTTTACCACATTTTGTCTCACATTTAGTGGCTTCTTTAGTATCATGCTCTTTTGAATGCTCTTTTGAATGCTCTTTTGAATTTTCTTTAGAATGTTTGTGATCATTCTTGCAGTTTTCTTTACATTCTTTCTTCTCAGATAGACATTGACGATCACATTGTTTAAGGAAGATTTTCACACTGACCATAAGATCCGTCACAAATGCAGGTAATTGAATACTGAAATTGCCTTGGCAATTCGTCCTTAAACATTCTCTTTTAATAACAGGTAACCATCTATCCTTTACGCATACAGTTGTCTTAACCTTGATATCCGTACAGCAATAGCACGATCCTACTGAAAACTTAGCAAATGAACGTCCTTCTTGGTCGAAAATAGGATGTTGTGGTGTATTCAAAAGTTTCAGAACAGGTTCGGGACAATCACACTTTGGATGTTCACATCTATGGCATCTCTTTTGTTTCTTATCTCGACATTTACAATTTTCGGGACAACCTATGAAATCCTTTTCATCATATTTGGAGCCTGAAACTTTCAGTATCTTCTCGGTTTGTGGTTGATTACCTAATGCAGGAACATTACCAGGTACAGGTAGATTTCCTAATGTAGGTGTATTTCCTAATACTACTTGTTTAGCTGTTTTAGGTTCTTTTGATGTACTTAGCATATTGGATGATCTAGAAAAAGATGTTTTAGCTTGTGCATTTTTAGGTTTAGAATTACTAAGATTAGATGCTGTAGAGGCATTAGAAGCAGTAGAGGCATTAGAAGCAGTAGAATTTTTTGATCCGTTAAAAGAGGAGTTGGAAGGTGTAACTTTCCCTGTGGCAACGATTTTGTTATTCGCTATAATAGCCTTTGCTTTTTGTACTGTGAAACTTGTACTATTACCATCTGAACTATCGGAATAATTCGAATAGTTAGAAGATGTTTGTTTATTTGTATATCGGTTGGACATGATATATATTATTGGAAGCTATAATCTTTTAAATTTTTATCTGCTTGCGATAAAATGACTGATTTTTCGACTTTAGGAGAAAAATGTAACATACAAAAAACATTGGTACCATGTTAATGGTATCTTAGTCTATTTATCATATGCGTCTTATTACAAAATCGTTTGAAAGCATATATAAAGAAATAACTTTCTTATAGATTAATGGATTTAACAGATGATCTAATTAAACAAGTCAGTTCGAAATGTTTTGAATATTGTAAGAGTCCATATTACCAAGATAAGCTTCAACAACTTATTTTAGAGCCTATACTGAGTTATCTTAGTAACAGAATCTATCCATATTTCTTCGCAATCGTCATTCTCCTGATTATCAATATTCTATGTATAGGCTTAGCGATTTACTTCTTTACACGGAATAGGGTCTAAGGCTTACCTTCTTTGTGTTAATCATCATTATTTTATAAATGATACAAAAATTCATATGGATAAAGAGCTTTTTGAAAGTTAAAAGAAATTTTATAACCTTGATAAATAATCTTCGATATTGTATACTAATATTAAGAATATGTCCTTAGTAAGCACTTTTTCAAATTCCGACATGGCAGGTGAGGTCTTTATTGACAATGACCTCTTTACTATTCGAGGAAATTCACGTGTACCTACAACACAAAACTTAAGATTCTGGGCTGCAGCACCAGTTGAAAGACGTATGAGTTTAGTTGGATCTGGTTTACCATTCGCTACTGAAGAACAGGCCATGGAAGGTACACCAAATCAGGGATCGTTCGAGGTAGGCCCTCTTGGTCAATTTGAATTTGCCGTCCGTGTTCCCAACGGATATTACACCTGCCAAGGCAATACTTTAGTACAGCCACACGTTAAGATCCTTTTAGAACCTTTAAGACGTCAATATGACATTCAACTCGGTCCAGTAGTTCCTAATCGCAGCTTAACCTCGCTTCCTGGACGTCCAAACAGAGTTATATTTAGATAATAGCTTCCGAAATTTATTGAGGTTGGGGATTTTGTTGTTGCGGCAAAACCAGATTTATAACTAAGTACATTTGCCTCTATAAATTCCACCACCATTTCCCTTACAATTTCCACTAGCACACATTCCATCGGACCAGCAAGTAGTACCACTGGGCATCTTTGTACAATAATCAAACCCCCAATAATTGGTGACATCACCACTTGGACAACATACTAATCCAGCTCCATCATCTGCTGAAGCTTTACCACAAGCTCCATTAGCACATTCTCGGTTAGCACTGCAAGTTTGTCCAGTAGCCAATGAGGAATCTTTATTTACACATATATTTAAATAACAATTACCAGAGCTGCAAGCAGAATCGGTAAAACAACCTGAACCGTTGGGACGTGGGACTGCACATTTGCTGGTACTATCACAATATAAACCATCCCTACATTTGCTACTATCCAATGGACAATAATCACCAACACTACCTAGAGGTCTACATTTAATTGGCACACCACCACACCATAGACCAGGACCACATTGATCAACAACAGAACAAGCTGCTCCAAGAACTGCTTTGCCATTGGCATCAAGACAGGATGATAATGTACCACATTTGCCACTAATACAAGAAGATCCAGCTGCTACACCGGGGCAAGATTCACCATTTGCTAATTTTTTTACACATTTGCTAGAGATGTTACAATATAATCCAGCAGCACAATCACCTTTACCTTGTAAACATCCTTCACCTTCTTTACATGGTGGATTGGCACATGTGAATGATTTAAATGGATTTAGGGAAGCTAAAAAAGCATATAACTGGGTTTTAAATACAACCGCTCCACCAACAGAGGCGGACATTGCCAATAGTGATAGAAAGGTACATACTATTAATATCACCAGTGAGGATTCCATTTATTATATAGTTATTGAACTATTATATATTACCGTAATAATATATAATATGAATCTCTATATCTGATAGGATATAGAGAATAAAACCCTCTAAATCTATGAATAAATCACAATTGCTTAAAGATGATGCAAATCTAAGAGATTACGCATATTTTTGATATTTCTTTTGGTTTTCTTTTGGTTTTCTTTTAGTTTTTATTTAGTTTTTATTTATTTTTTCT